AAAGATTATTAGCTGCTAACAAATCACCACCTCCGCCACCTGAACCTGATCCGCCTTCCATTACAAAGTTTGTTCCATTATATCTAAAGCGAATTGATTGACCTGCTGAAATATCTCCAGATGAAAGATTTACTAAAGACCCTGATGAATATTTTTTCAGAGTTATTGCACCTAAAGGATTAGATCCATTACTAATGTTTAAGGTTGCTGAGCCTGTATTTGCATTAGTGAATTCAATTGTATAAGCTTCGTGTTTTGAGCTTAGGGTAGCACCTATAATTGTTGTTGTATATGTGTCAGTACCCGATGCAATAGCAGGTAATGAGATAGCATCATTTATATTAGCAGGCGTATTGCTTCCGTTTGGCTTCATAATAGTTTGTCCATATCCTTCGATTGAACAAACTATTAGTATGAGTATTAATATTTTTTTCATTGTGCTAATCGTTTTGAAAAGTATTTTTGAATCCATCGTATGCCGAAAATAATTGCTTCAAATCCAATACCAGGGGCTAGGTAATAAAGATCATTCCATGATAAGTCAGTTCCTATAATATCACCTAATTTAGAAATATCAATTTTCATCTTACCGATTATAAGTAGAATGAAAATCATAACGAAAGATCCTGCCCATATAAATCGCTTAGCCTTCGCATAAATTGCAAATGAGAAGTTCGTTTGAGGATTACCGTCTTCATCTAGTTCACGTCGCCTGATCTCCATTTCAGCTATGTTCCAAGCTAACCACGCTAAAAGTGTAAGTAAGAATTTCATAGTCTTTAGAATATAGTGTTTTCAAATATCCATTGATTGGGGTCTGAAGTCGAAGCATTTGTTACTTTCGCGGTCGCGATGCATTCATCTGGCAGCGGATTACCATTTTTATCAACAAGTGTTGTCGATCCTGATTTAGTAAAATAATATCGTTGCCACTGAATAGATCCTGATGGAAATGAATTAGTTGACATATCCCATGCTGTAAGACCTGATGAGGCTGCGCTTGCTAATGCCGCTATCTCAGCCGCAGTAGTCTTTTTTGAAGTTCCTGATTGGACCATCTCAAAATATTCAGCACCTGTTAACGTTACCCCTGATGAAAGTTGACTTATCTTTTTTGCCATTTTATTCTGTCACTCTAAAGTCTTGTTGTTCTATTAATCGATAAGAACCATCTTCTAAAATTCTAAGGTTATCATCGACGCAAGCAATGTATTCTAAAGTCAAATTTATCACGTAAATATTCCAATCAAATCGATGTTTTTCATAAACAGTTTCGCTAAGTTCGGTAGTGTATATTGTTTCGTGATTTGGATCTATAACTGGCGTATCACTGGTAAAAACAAATTTATAACCAGGTACATTAAATCTCTGTGGTAAGTTCTCAACGAAATCAAAAACGATATTTTCACCTAATGTAGTTCTATGAGCAAGTATTATCCTTAATGGTAACTTCGCACGCTGTGCATCAAGCTTACCAAATGACCATTCAGTATCTTGTTCATAGTTTAAATTATCAGTCCATCTAATCCATGTAATAAACTGATATTTGTCATCAATTGAAACTTGCTTTCTTTCCGGAATTGTCACCGGCATAAACTGAATTTTGTCATTAGACGTTTTTCGCATCAATTCACAAAACCCCCAAAGTTTCTGGGTGTATTGAGAATATCTGCTTGCCGTCCATGCGTCAATCGCTTCAATTATATCGGTCATATATCCTGTAAAATTAAAGCTGTTAAAACATCAGCCAGCACTTTTTCTTCATTGGAAGAAAGATCAAAAATGTCTTTCTTATACTTTTCTTCCATCCATTGAGACTTATTATAGTTCACAGTATTTTGAAAACCGAAACCATAATCACCATTCGAACCAACTACACCATAGTCAGCATACATTTGATCTGTATTACGCAGAATTACAAATCCTGGATTCTTACCAACTGCACTTTTATATTCAGCATAACCACCTTTAAAATAAGTTCTTCCAGTGTTACGCGATTGATTCTTTTTTGAAATTGAAATAGGATTTGTTCCGTATGTTCCTATCTTACCTCCTGTGGCATCTTGCCCCTGTTCAAATATCCTCGGTTTATGAATTGCTAAAACTGAAGACAAAGTAATTCTCATGTTTCTATCCGAACGAATAGAAGCTTCTATTCTATTGATTAAGCCCGTCAGCTCATTAGCCACGTTTCTTTCTCTTTTTACTTCCGCAATTACAACCCATAACTAAGGAATTTTATTTACTACTCTTACTGTGCTACGACATGAAAAACAATATTCATCCTCATTCACGTTACAACCTCTTACTGTGTTCATTAAATTTTGTTGATACTGAGCGTTATAAAAACCCTCTAACTCATCCCAGCGTTCTTGAATCATTACTGTGAACTTATTTAATCGTTCACCCAGGCGACGTTCTACTGTTATTTCATGCCCTATTTTGTAAAGTAATGCATCTTCGAATAATTTAATATTATCACACACATACTTTTCAATTGAGCAATAGACTAAGTATTTAACATTAATACCTCCACCATTAATTTGCTGGAATGATCCTAAAAATCCCTGATCACCATAATAACAAATATCACAAATGTGTGAATTGAAATTACCATAAAACAAATCACCGAATTGTTTATTTTCAGTTTGCTTAAATGTGTATACTGATGGATTATAGGCAATAAAAACCTTATTTGCTTCGTAATCTGTATCAATATTAATCGTGTTTTTGCCTACTACTAAAGCTGTATTGATAGTATCTAGCAATTCACCATCTTCGTCATCACGATATATTTTAATAACGTCTGATGCCGAGTAAGCTGCATTACTGTTTACTTCTAATGATATTATATGAAGTCGTGCATATTTGGGTAGCCAAAACTCAAGACTCATACCAGATAAACCAGAATTTGAATTTATATCTTGTGTGAATTGTGATGTTTCACGTGAAATAAGCTTTAAGTCAAGGAAAAATTTATCCTGCATGTTTTTAGACACATCAGAGATTAGATTTCGTTGAGCACGCTTATAAATTGTAGGCCAGATTGTGCTTGCATCGTCAGGCGGTGAACTATCAATATCACGCGCTATGCCATCAAGCATATCAGTATCAATGCCAGGCAGGTCGGTAGCATAAAGTCCCGACCTGGATGGCGTTGAGTCATTTAAGGTAATATACGAATCGAAGCAGGACAAAATTATCCTCTTGTGATCTGATAAGGAAACACTCCTGTCATACCAATCAAATCATCTGTACAGTCAGGCGTACCGGTATCTGTAGAGAATGAATCAGTTTGGTAAACATTGAAAATATCCCAATGAACTGAATATTGATACTTCCATTGTTTGGTCGTGCAATCCCACTTCATATCAAGATTCCATTCAATTGGATATCCGTCAGGGTCTTGAATAGTTGTGTGAATTTCAGTGCCTACCTGGCCATTGTTGCCCAATAGATCAGCAATATTCTTGTTTTCATTGAAAGTAACCATGTGAAGGATACCATAAGGAATAACAAGAGTTTTGTTAGCTCCGAGGATATTTGAGGCTGCATGATCATAATAGAATGCGATACCGGCCTCGTTAACTGCCTGTCCATAAGGCGTACTTGTATTGCAACAAGCAAGGCCGTTAAGGCGCATGAAACGATCAAAATAACCATCACCGATTATCGCCGGTGCCCCAGTTAATTGCATGTTCTTGAAATCCTGATCAATAGTCACGAAGTTACCAGGTTGTGGTAAGTCTTGACCACTAGATGTCAACAATAATTGAAGATTCTTTGAATTACCCGCTGCTGTTTCCGATCCATCCCAATGATATATCTTTCCGGAAAAAGCATTCATTTCAGCTAAAAGTACCTCATTCCAACGTTCGCGTGTGGCTCTCAAATCGGAGGCAAGGCGATTTTGAATGAATTCTTTTGAACCTTGGCAAATGATAACCAGATCTGAATTTGAGAAATATCGTGCAGGGCTTGAAATCTTCTTACCAACTGCTTTAATGAACTGCTTACGTGTTGATGTAATCGCAGTGTCATTACAGATGTTGGTGTTTAAACTTGTCGAAGCCTGGCAGGGGCGTGTTCTCTGATCGTAGAGTACTTTCAGAGTAGTCAATTTCGCGCCGTTCTGGCCTGCTACGTTTACGAGTTCACTTTCTACTGAGCCATTGTCAGGAGAGGTGATGAAATCAAGGGCGCCGTTAATACGTTGTAGATTAAAGGCATAGTTAGAACCTGAGAGATCAGCGGCTTCTTTGCGCATATTCTCACAAGCTCCGATAATTGTATGATCGAAGGCTGTTGCTGCCATTTTATTTAATTGTTATGAACTTAGGTGTTTGCCACGATTCTCTCTCGTCTGATCTCAGCTAGAGTTTTTTGAGAAAAATCTTTTTGTTCTGGCACAAACTCTTTTTTAGCCTTATCCAGTGGTTTTTTACCATCTTCTTGACCTCCTGAACCGTTATTTTTCTTCAGGAATGGTTTTAATGGCTCTGTGATAAGACTATCTATTGTAACTTGATCGTTACCATTGAATTTTACTTTTGGCACGCCCCCAACAAGTTCGTTGACTACGATTTGCCCATTTTCATCTAATGTAAGGAAGTTTTTATCCTTAATATCAGACTTTGCATTTTTAATAATAGCTTCTTTCAATCCCTGATACTCATCAGCAAAAACAAAATTGCCGAACTGTTTATCAAGCGTCCAATCAATCTTCATGTCCTTTTCTTTTACTTCAAAGGATTTAGAAAGTTCGGTTAATTTTTTATCTGATTCGGTTTTGATCTCCGTGATCTTGCCGACTAATTCATTTCTTTCTTTCTCAAGTTGCTTAACTTTTTCATCCGTATTTGGATTATTAGCGCCAGCCTTTTCAACTAATTTAGGTATGGCTGCTTGAAGCAATTCTATTTTCTTAAATGTGTTTTCCTCTTTGCTTATGGCATCCTGGTCAGCAACATCCAATATTAAGGCAATTTTTGCCAGATTAGCGTCCACTCCGTTGAGTGTTTCGCCTTTAATTTTCTTGTGGATAACCGGATCAGCTGCGGCGCGTTCCCGGGTTAAAAATGTTTCTTCAAACAAATTGACAAAAACATCTGGTATTTCTACGTCTGGGAAGGTCTCTAAAACCTTGTTAAAATCTTCGTTATTGATTTTGCCCTGACGGGTTACTTTTTCAAAGAATGCTTTGCCTTTCATGCTACGTTTTCAATTGGTTCCTGTGTATTTGCCTTATTTTTTGGTTTCGGGCCGCGTTTTGTCGCCGCCTTTTGTGTCTGCTCTTGTGAAGCATTAACCCGAACATCAGCCACAGGAGCTACAGCGCTTTTTTGTTGCACTGCCGTTCTGTATTCGGGATGTAAGTTTGGGTTTCCAGGAACCTCGTTGTCTTCGCCATCAACTTGATAAATCAATTCATATTTATCAGTTAGATATTGAAAAGCTTTGTAAGTGATGATTGTTTCCGTACCGTAAAGTTCGGTTGGGTGCCCGGTGTCGTCTTTAGTAATGTTTCGAACCTTGACCCGAATTTGCGTCATTAACGCCATATGTTATCGCGTGGTGCGATCGTTGTATTAGATGTTTTGCTCGAAAGCCATTTAATAACACTAAATTATAAATTAAATAGTGAATTTCAATAATTAATTTCTATTCTTTATAAAATCCTAAATCAATAGCTCTTTGAATCTGATCTTTCGGAACTATGCTAATATGCACCGGAATTAATTGATGAAGGCACGAAAAACCCCCGACTAAAATAAAAATGGATGATTTTGTCGTCAATGGATTCTTACCTTGCCAATCCAATTGTGCCCATGATTCTATTTCAAGTTCATGGAAATATTGACCGGCGCGATCTTTACAAAATTCTCTTGACTTATCCATCAGTCCGCCTGAGTATAGATAGAATTCAAGCCCCAAATCATTAGTAACTGAGTTTTGGTAAGACCTGGCATAATTAAATAAAGTGTCACGTAATAGTCCACGCGAATAACTCAACAATCGCCCATCTAAATCAGCATTACCATTTATAAATGTTCTTAGTTGTTGTAAGAAACCCGAATAATTACCGCCAGTATTAACATTTTGATTTATAATCTGTAGTAATGGTGTTTTTACCTGGAATCCAAGACCATCGCCCATTAAATAAGTCTCAATGGTATCAATAGCCTGATTCTGAAGTGAACTTATAAAGACACGATTTTCAACAAATGAATCCGAAATTGAGTTGAAATATTCCGCGTTTAAATCGTTTATTTGATTAATTACCGCTAAATGTGCCGATAAAGCTTGCTGATATTTTGAGCTTAAAAATACATCGTTAATAGTTGTCTCGGTATCATTTAAAACCTTCCTGTTTTTTGCTGTCTGAAGTATATACCCATCTGCATCGACATCAAGTTCCTTTATGTCAAGAAGTAATTTTGAATATAGACTTTCCTGAACCTTAATAATATCATCAGCAAAAGCATTGTTTGCCGATAAAATAAGGTCCTCAATTTGATTCGCTAATTCACTGGCCTTCAAGAAAAGAAAGGATTATAAAGACCTCCCTTCATCCGGCGTGTGCTTTTAGGCTTAAACAATTTGCTTTTGTTTCTTACTTTCTTAGCCATTCTGATTTTGATTAATCGGTGAAAGCATTGAGGTGTCTAATTTAGGCTTATTTTTTGAAATAAATGCAGTTGCTATTTTTTCAAGTGCCGCATATTGATCAGGCTTTGGCAGTGTTTCAAAGTTTTTGTTTTCATTAATTGCTTGTTCAACAAACTTTTTAATATTGAAATGAATAACTGCATCTACCTGGCTATTAAATCCGCGTGCCACATTCGCACTTATTGTGATAGCGTCAAGTCCTGGCAATGGATCTAAACTCAAAAGCATAGAATTGAATTTCTTAAGTTCAGGATTCGTAGTCATATCCCTTGTTAGAATCTCGATCTGTTTATTCTGAAGGAAGTTTGGATCAAGACCACTATCCTTTGCAACCTTGAAATTATTGACCAATTCGGAGGTACTTACAATATCAAATTGCGTTGGTTTGTTAATCTGAGGTAGGTTATTATCAGCTGTTGTGCCGGTGCTAGATGCTAATGTGCCAAGCCTGAACTTATTTATGTAGTAAAATCCATTTGTTAAATGGGTATCAAAAACGACCGAAGCAATGTTGTAAATTGAATCGTATTGTGCCGATCTATCGATAGTTTTTGCTATTCCTGATTGGTTGGCTCCTACATTATCCTCAACATCCATGTTGATGGCCCACATAGCTAGTTCACGCATCTTATATGCACGATCTTCAAGCATTTTTGTAGCGTCAACTGGAACCGGAACATAGCCAACTGGCGCTATGCCTAGCGGACCATCTTCTGATAGTTTTTCGCGTTCAAATTTATATACTCCTAATGGTGATATCGGTTTATACCCAGATCCGCCGCAACTCGGGCACTCTTCAATTTGTCCACCAGCGTTTTTGATGTAACCATTACGACAAATTCCTTGTGGTCCTTTGTACTCACATGGGTCTGATAATTCCCATTTCTGAGGAAAAATATGACCGATGTAGGAAGCCATTACATCACTTTCGTGAATTACCGATTGATTCCAGTAAGGTAATGCAGATGAAAAGAATGATTTATAAATGATTTCTCCATTATCTTTAGCCTCGGCCATACCTCCAAGAAACCAAACTGGTATTTCTCCGAAATTGTAGCCATATCGATCAATCTCCTCAAGGATCAGTTTATTGGTAGATGTTTTATAGCACCTGAAATTGATATACTGATTCTTATCGTAATACTCAAATGTGAACCAGGTTATGGTTTCCTGTCTTACTTTTTCATTTTCAGATTCAATGAAGATAAGAAAATGATCAACATCATAATCGTAAATAGATTCAGAACCATAAGTCACAAGAATTGGCTCAAGCATTTCTGATTCACCTTCAGGGATCGATTGCAATTTTGTTGCAATTACTCCGTTTGGATCGGCGAGCATCTTACGTAAAAGTACATCCTTCGTAAAATTAACAATCGAGTTAAAGACTGGATATTCTTCTATTGTATACTGTTCGAGTTCTTCAGCGCCAGAATTCTTTTTGAAAATGATCGAATATAAGTTCGGGTTAAAAATTTTGCTGACAATATTAATGGCCTTATCAGCGGAAGCCTTTGTAAGCGGTTCATAATTTTCAATTCTATAGTTGGTAACGGCCTCATCTTCACGTGGACGAACTCTTTTAAGCAAATCAACAGGCTTTTCGCCATATAAATGCCATGACATTTCCTCTGCATGATCGCAACATTCTGTGTAACATGAATGCCGATATGCATCTTTTTGATCATCTTCAACTTCCCCAGTTAAACTAACTTTTGTTGTTTTAATGATCTTCAATAATGTCTTATTGAATTCGTCTGTTCCGTATACCATAGAAAAAGAAAATAAAGGGCAGTTACGCCCTTTTAAGAATAAAGGGTAGCTATTGCACTGGCATCAAATACAAGTGGATTACTCATATCATCAGACCATTTACACGAAACCATCCATTTAATGGAAGTCTTAATTGATTGCTGAATGTCAATCTTAGCATAAACACTAACATTCTCAGCAAAGAAACCAAGGTCATCATTCGTAAAGAATACAATACCCCATTTGTCAGTCTGATTTACCGCTGCCCAGAAATCGCGATTTTCTTCCACGCCACGAACTTCAATAGAAGCTTCGTGATCCGCTCCGGTGCGAAGTGTAGGCGTTTTACCAAATCCTTCTTCCTCTACTGGCGTACCACCTGGATAAGTACCGCGCGTGTCCTGTATAATCCACATTTTCTGTGGCGATGCAGCGGTCTTTTGCTGCCAATAACTTTTTGTTTGTAGGTCGGTTTTAGTCGGGCTTAAGCTCTTATCTACTAAAGCAAATGCGACAATACCGCCCAATTCCGTGCCGCAACTGAGCTGCTCGAAGTCCGGCACTGATTCAAGGCAAAATATAGATGCCATTTTGTTGTGTTTTTCATATTTTCAGTTTTGCCGTAAGGCCAGTTGCTATTATAAAACGTTTCTTTGAATATCTTCTTTCTCAGTAAGTAAACATGTTGCCTGCTTGAGTGGATACCTTGGATTTCCTTTTAAAATCTCGTAGGCGTCATTTTTAACTACTGCTAACCCATTAATATAAACATACTGATGAGTTAACGCAATAAGTATTTTTTTGTGCAAATACATAGGTACTTGCTTCACTTGTAGAAGCCATTTTGATGTAATTTCAGCGTTCAATTGAATCATTCGTGAATTACTTAGCTGTAATACTTCATCTGTTTGTGGGAAGTCATCCTGAACGAATATTGCCGGTATTCGAAGGCTAAATTCTGGATCTGGGCTAACATCTGAATAATTTAGGCCAGCATAATTAC